CAATATCCTTTTCTAATTGTGTAATTTCTGCTGTGCCTTCTGTTTTTAGTGTGGCGCCATTCATTTGAATGCCGCTACTTGGGCCAGCTATAGATGCAAATTTACTACGAGCTTCGCCTAGCATTAGCTTACAAACGGCCAGCGTGTAATCATATAACCATTGTTTGGCATAGATGTCTTGCAATAGGACAAAATCTGGGCGATAGTTCTGTGTTTTTAACATGACTTGCTCGCCTGTGGCAAACGGACGCTGTAAAATAGTCAGCATGTGCTTGGTTGGATTCCAATTGAACTCTATAAAACTACCAAACATACGACCTATTAATTTTTGATAACCCGCATACAGTTCGTAAGTGGCAAGTCCACCCAGTTGACTACCATTCATCAAATAGGTATTTGTGTAGGCCAAGTTGAACGGCTCAAACAATGTGCCGCCGGCACCCATACCAGTCCTACTTCCAATACTTCTACGAAATGCACTTTGTACTAAGATAACTTCGTCGGGTAATCTGTATTCATTTTGATCCACAGTTAATTCTACAAACAAGTAACTTTCTTCCACAGCATTACTACTGCGTTGACGCAATTTAGTTATAGCACGATTTAATGCTGTTTCATAATGTTTAGGATCTAGTTCTACTTCGATCATGCCGTCACCCAGCATATCTCGCACGTAATCAAACACTTTATTTCGCTCTAATAAGCTGGTACTGGCAGATGTATCTGGCATTTTTTAGTTCTCCACTCATATTTAGCTTACGATAAATATCATATGCCAAGACTATCCTTATATAAACCTGAACGTGGGCAAGATTACAAGTTCATCGACCGCCAGATTTCTGAAATGTTTCAGGTTGGCGGTACAGATGTGTACCTACACAAATATATAGGTACTCAAACCACCGATGCCAACGGAAATATAACTAACAAAGATCACACACAGATTCAAGATTTGGTATTGTTAGAAAATCGTGATAGAAAATACGATTCCAGTGTGTACAAACTTCGCGGTATATACAATGTGCAAAATGTAGACTTTAACCTAAGCCAGTTTGGCTTGTTTATCGACAACGACACCTTGTTCATGACTGTGCATATTAACGATTTTATCAAATATATTGGTCGCAAGCCCATGACTGGCGATGTTATTGAACTACCACATCTGCGTGACGAATTTGCATTTAATGATTACGATGTGAGTCTACCAAGATATTATGTAATTGAAGATGTGGGTCGTGCCAGCGAAGGATTTAGTGCCACGTGGTATCCGCACTTGTACAGATTAAAAATTAAAAAAATTATGGACAGTCAACAATATAAAGATATATTTGCACAACCAATCACCGAAGGCAGTTCGACCACACTACAGGATCTGCTCAGTACTCGTGCCAAAGATTTACAAATCAATCAAGGTATACTGGACGAAGCAGACGCCTACGCTCCATTGAGCGGTTATGAAACACGTCAGTTCTTCACATTGGCAGTTGACCCACTGACTGGTCGTAGTGTTATCAATCAAACTGCGGACATTACTAGCGAAGACGGTAGTATTGACATTGTGACTGCGGATGCTGTTGCGGCCATGCCAGTACGCTCAGGATATACTGGTTATTTGTTGGGTGACGGAGTGCCAGTAAACGGCGCAACGTTTGGATCAGGTATACAATTTCCATCCACTGCGTATCAAGATGATTTTTATTTAAGAACAGATTTTATGCCTAACAGATTGTTCCGTTTTGACGGCACACGCTGGATCAAAGTTGAAGATGCAGTTCGTCAGACCATGACCAACACCAATACTCGTAACACATTGAAGACTGGCTTTATCAACAATACAAACACTACCACAGTTGCTGGTGAAACATTCCCAGAACGTTCAAGTCTTAGTGAAGCACTCAAACCTAGAGCAGACCTATAATGCAATTTTTTTATGACAAACAGATACGCAGATATCTAGTGCAAATTATTCGCGTGTTTAGTAATTTTACTGTGAAATATGGTGATAACACATTGCACCAAGTTCCAGTAATGTACGGCGATATGGATAGACAGGCCGCAACTATTATGAGACAGAACAGTGAAAACGTAGTGCAGGCAGTGCCGCGTATTGCTGTGCATATCACTGGACTACAGTTGGATCGTACTAGATTAGGCGACTCCAGTTATGTGGGCAAACTGCATTTTAGAGAGCGTGACATAAACGGCATTGAATATACCAGCGGACAAGGACGCAACTATACTGTTGAGCGTCTAATGCCAACTCCATTCAAATTAACAGTCAAAGTTGACATATGGGCCAGTAGCACTGAACAAAAATTACAATTAATGGAACAAATACTAGTGTTGTTTAACCCAAGTTTGGAATTACAAACTACTGACAACTATATCGATTGGACAAGTTTAAGTGTTTTAGATTTAACTGACTTGACATGGAGCAGTCGCAGTGTGCCGGTGGGCAACGACAGTCCTATAGACATTGCAACATTGACATTGGAAACTCCCATGTGGATCAGTCCGCCTGTCAAGGTCAAAAAACTTGGTGTTATTACAAATATCATTACCAGCATATATGATGGCATTGGTACAGAAAATTATGGATACATAGACGGCCTCGGAGTTGATAATACCAGTAACGGTCCAAGTTTGGGTTCAATTCTAAACACACAATCCACAACCATCAGCGGCGGCTTTGGAATTTTGGCCATCAACGGACAGATACAATTATTAAATCCCGGAGAAAATTCCACTGCTGATAACAGCTCGTTGGCAATTCCAGCTAAACAGGGTGCGCCGGCTGACTGGTTATCATTGCTGGATCAATATCCTGGCAAATACATTGCTGGAGCTAGCCGCATTTATTTGATTCAACCCACTGGATACGAAGTATCTGGTACATTTGCTGTTAATGCATTGGATTCAACCACATTGTCTGTTACTTGGAATGTGGACACGTACCCGGGCAACACCACAATTACAAGTTTATATCGTGCTAGTCCTGGAACATTTGATGCTATCATTAATCCACTAACATTTAGTCCAGTGGACAATGTGCCGGTGGCTGGTAGACGTTATTTGTTAATAGACGATATAGGTGATGCGCAAACAAATACCAATACTAATAACTCAGTGGCGTGGGGAACTTTAATTGCCAAGGCCAATGATATTATAGAATACAATGGAACAGCATGGACTGTTGTATTTGATGCGGCTCAGAATGCAGAGAACTTGATCTATCAAACGAATATATACACTGGAGTTCAATACAAATGGAACGGAGTTTCATGGGTCAAGAGCTTTGAAGGTGAATATAGGGCAGGTGCATGGAGACTGGTACTGTAAGAGATCGCATTGTTTGTAGTGGCGCATTAATATACGCTAGAAATACTCACAGATTTTTACTATTGCAAAAAGCCACAGGCAAACACGCCGGCACTTGGGGACTTGTGGGTGGCACCACTGTTGAAGGTGAAAATCCCTGGCAAGGTTTACAACGTGAAATTGCCGAAGAAATTGGCGCTATACCCGACATCAAGAAAACACTTCCTTTGGAAACATTTGTCAGTAACGACTTTGTATTCCATTTTCACACATACTTGTGTGTGGTTGAAAATGAATTTGTGCCAGTGTTAAGTTTGGAACACAACGGCTGGGCATGGTGCGCTATGGATGCGGCTCCTAAACCCTTACATCAAGGACTGCGAACCAGCTTTACCAACCGTGCAATACGCACAAAACTCCAAACTGTATTTGATATTGTTGATTTAATATAGTCACATTTCGTCAGCTGTATTTTTTTTAACAGTAAATATCACACAGTTAATTAAAGGGTGATATATGTTTGAAGAAGAAGATAATCCACGAGGATTAATGGTAAAAAAAGTTGCCAAAATCTTTCCTACCTATTTGCTAGGCTATGACAACCCGGATTTTGTAGAACAAAATAAAAAAATTATTGAAGTTTTAGAAAAAGAAGCATTTACACCCGGGCCACGGCAACCGTGGCAGACATTAGACAATCATTTGGAGTTACGCACGGAATTCAACGATCTGTTTGGCTGGATACATACTTGTTTGGAAGACTATCGTAGAACATTTATGTACAATTGCGATGAATTTAAAATTGTCATAGCATGGGCAAACAAAGCAAATCAGAACGGGGCACATAGAATGCATGTCCATCCCAACAGTTTTATTTCAGGAGTATATTATGTCTCTGAAAATCCTACTCCAACAATGTTTGAAGATCCAAGATATCAAATTCGCAGTGGTTTTACAGTTGCCAGTCATTCTTTAATGGCTTCCAGCGTATTCGAGGGACCGTCTGATCAAGGAGCTTTAATTCTATTTCCGTCATGGTTACCGCATTTTACAGAGTCAATGCCGTTTGAAGGCACTAGATATACG